GGTCGCGGCTGGTGCATCGCTTTCAGCTTTTATCTAAGAGATCCGCGCAGACTCGCTACCTTCACAAGACTGCACAGAATGAGGATGTTGGATGGGTGGACTGGCCCCGCAGGTGTCGCATCGGGTGTGGCTCCCTGATGTTGGAGTTGATTCACGCGCACACTGGTCTGATTAAGTTTACGGATAAGACGCACCGTGTGCGTAAACATTTCAAGCCTCAGCGTTTGGTTGAAATTTCCGACGAGACTCGCAAGTGGATTGAGGACTACGACCAGCACCGCGAGGTGTTGTTACCCTTCTGGCTTCCGATGGTGGAGTGTCCGGTCCCGTGGGAGTCAGTCTATGGGGGAGGCTATGGGTTTAAGCGGGAGGACACCTTACCCGTTCTTCCGTTCATCCGCTGCTCTGACCGCAGTCTACTTCGTGATGCCCCGCCGATGCCCGAGGTGTATGAAGCTGTTAACCACATACAGGAGACTCCGTGGGCAATAAACAGTCGTGTGCTTGAGACGTTAGAGTGGGCGTGGGAGACGGATATGCGCGTCGGGTTGCCGCCACGCTACGAAGACCCGCTGCCCGTCATACCGAAGAACGTCGAGGACAAAGAAAAGCTCAGTGAGATGCGCGACCTTGTGAGGGAGACTGCACTGTGGAATAAGGCACAGGCATCCAAGCGGGTGTTGATTACTCGCATCCTTATGCTTGCGCGTAAGTTTGAAGGTCAGCGTATGTTCATGCCGTGCAGTGTTGATTTCCGTGGGCGGGTTTATCAGATACCTTCCTTCTTAACATACCAAGGACCGGACCATTGCCGGGGGTTGTTGAAGTTCCATCGCGGCGTAGCGATAAAGTCCGACGATGATTTGAAGTGGTTAGGCATTCACGGCGCGAACTCTTTCGGAAACGACAAAGACCCATTTGAAGCCCGACTGAAGTGGGCAGAGGAGAACACCGCGCTTGCTCACCGGATCGCTAAAGACCCCCGCTCTAACCGAGAGTGGACGGAGGCTGATAGCCCTTGGCAGTTCTTAGCGTGGTGCTTTGAGTGGAGTGCTTACCACAGCCGGGACAGCAAAAACTTTCTTTCGCATTTGCCATGCGCGATGGATGCCACCAACTCAGGTCTTCAACTCCTTTCGCTCCTGGCACGGGACACTGAGGGGTGCGAAGCAACGAACGTCGCGCCCACTGATTCCCCCGCCGACATCTATCGCCTTGTTGCGGAGGACACGCAGCGGAAGATTGAGCAGGACGCAAGGGACGGCAAGGAGTTCGCATCGAAGTGGTTAGAGTTTGGGCTTACTCGGAAGTTAGCGAAGCGTCCTGTTATGTGTTACCCATACGGGCTGACATCCTATTCTGCGAGGGACTACGTTCGGGACTGGTATGTTACAACCAAGGAGGAGCGCGGCGCGGCTTGTGTGTTTGGAAAGCGCAAAGTCTACCCTGCGGTCAAGTATCTTGGCAACCACCTATGGGACTCTATCGGCTCCTTGCTGACTAAGCCGAAGGAAGTGATGGACTGGTTCCAGCAAGCTGCGAGTGCGAAGGCGGCACAGAACAAGCCGCTGACATGGATGACACCTACAGGTTTCAAGGTCACGCAGGACTACCGCAAGCAGGTGAGTCGCAAAGTGTCAACATGGCTGCACGGGTCGTTGACTGCTGTTCGCTTTCGCGATGACACTGACGACATTGACCCTCGCAAGCAAAGCAACGGAGCGTCCCCGAACATCGTCCACAGTCTTGATGCGTCGGGACTAGTGAGGAGTGTTAACGAGGGGTATCGCCGGGGCATCGCGGACTTCGCAGTCATCCACGACAGCTACGCTACGCACAGCACCAACGGAGATTTACTGGCATCAGCAATAAAAGATTCCTTCGCTGACTTATTTTCGCAGAATATACTTGCGGACCTTCAGAGTCAGTGGGAGGATGAAGACACAGAGCTACTCCCGCTCCCTGAGTTTGGAGAGTTCAATCCATCGGAGGTCAAAGACTCAAAATACTTTTTTAGTTAGATCTCCACAACAACAACAACAACAACAATAATACAATGAGTAAAGCAGCAGCAACTACACCAATCGGAGTCGCACGTTACCCGCGCCTCACGGAGCCAGATACCAAGTTTGACGACAACGGTGTCTATTCGACCAAGCTCATCCTGAGCGAAGAGGATTATCAGGCTTACGCCGATGTCCTTCACCCTTGGGTGGAGCAGGAATACGAGCGGTTTTGCACCGAGGCCAAAAAGACTTCGCTGCGTCGCAACGAGAACACACCGCTACGAATCAATGATGATGGCGAGCATGAACTTTACGCCAAGCAGGTGGCGGTGAAGCAAACCAGTAAGGGGCAACTGACGTTTAGCGTCGCGCTGTTCGACAGTCAGGGGAAGAAGATCAACAGCCCCCCGAACGTCGGGAGCGGCTCTAAGGTGCGCTTGATGGTTGAGCCAGTGGCGTGGTTTGTTCCTGCCATCGGGTTTGGTTACACGCTCCGACTGAAAGCGGCACAGATTATTGAGCTTGTCGAGTTCACAGGAGGAGGGGGACATTCGTTTGACGCGCATGAAGGCGGCTACGTGTCCGAAGATTTGAACGAAGCCCTCCCAGACAATGCCGAAGTTCCGTTCTAATTTTGAGCGAACCCTAGCCCTCGACCTGAAAAGGTCGGGGGTTACTTTCGGTTACGAGACGCAGCGGATCGACTACCAGAAGTCCCACTTCTACACGCCTGACTTTGTAATAGGGAACGGGGTGTTGATTGAGGCCAAGGGTCGGTTCCTATCGAGCGACCGGGGTAAGCATTTGTTAATTCAGAAGCAGCACCCTGAGCTAGACATTCGTTTCGTTTTTATGAATGCACGAAACAAACTCAACAAGAGGAGCAGGACGACCTACGCTGACTGGTGTGACCGTCATGGTTTCCTTTGGTCTGAGATGAAGATACCAACGGAATGGCTTACATAGCAACGCACCAGCCTTGCGAGGCTTGCGGCGCATCTGACGCGCTTACAGTGAACGACGACGGTAGCACATACTGTCATTCATGCGAGGCTTATACTCGCGCTACGGGTGTTAACGAACCGCCCACGACTATTATGAACATGAAAATTGAGAAGAACACGACAGTCCTTGTGAAAGGGGAATACAGGGCAATAGCTCCGAGAGGCATAACGCTGGATACCACGAAGAGAATGGGGTATCGGATCGGGGAGCATAACGGTAGAGCCTGTCATATAGCAGACTACCGGGATGACGAAAAAAACGTGGTGGGGCAGAAGCTCCGCTTTGAGGGGAAAGCCTTCCAGATTGTGGGCAATATCTCCGACCGCTTTTTCGGTCAACACCTGCACCCGATGGGAGGTCGCAAGCTAGTGGTTACTGAGGGGGAGATAGACGCTCTTAGTGTGTCGCAAGCTCAGGATAATAAGTGGGCAGTTGTGTCGTTACCAACAGGAGCGACGAGTGCGGCCAAAGTTTTCAAAGGGAACCACGAATGGTTACAGCTATGGGATGAAGTCATCCTGATGTTTGATGAGGACGAGCCGGGGCGTAAGGCGGTTGAGAAAGTTGTGCCGCTATTGCCACAGGGTAAAGCTAAGGTGGCAAGGCTCCCGATGAAGGATGCCAACGAGTGCCTTATGAAGGGCAGGGGGCAGGACATCATCCACGCTATATTTCAAGCAACACCTTGGAGACCTGACGCGATCATCAGCGGCGTGGATATTCAGGAGCGCATACTAAATCCGAAGAACACAGAAAGCGTTCCTTATCCATTTGAAGGTCTGAACCGTATGACCCGAGGGCTGCGCCTGGGAGAGATTGTTACCTTCTGTGCGGGGAGCGGCATCGGGAAAAGTCAGGTGTGTCGGATCATCGCGCACCACTTACTCAAGACCACTGATAAGAGCGTCGGTTACATCGCGCTGGAAGAGAGTGTCGAGCGCACCGCACTGGGTGTCGTGGGATTGGAGATGGGGAAGATGCTGCACCTTGATCCTGACGATCTAAAAAAGAACGCACAGTTCGACCAAGCCTACGAAGCCACGGTAGGGAGCGGAAGGTTCTGGCTTTACGATCACTGGGGGAGCATGGAGGCAGATCGTTTACTCTCCCACATCCACCACATGGCTCGCTCGCTTGACGTTGAGTATGTTGTCCTTGACCACATCTCCATTGTCATCAGCGGGAACGGAGACGGGGACGAGCGGAGAATGATTGACAATGTAATGACAAAGCTCAGAGCGTTGGTTGAGGAAACAGGCGTAGGGCTTATCCTTGTCAGTCATCTGAAGCGGCCTAGCGATGGGCGGGGGCATGAGGAGGGAGCTAACACTAGCCTTGCCCATCTTCGGGGATCAGCCGCCATAGCTCAACTAAGTGACATGGTTATCGGTCTTGAGCGCAACCAGCAGGACGCGGAGCAGAAGCACGTTACAGCGTTGCGCGTCCTGAAGAATCGCTTCTCGGGGGATACCGGGATAGCTTGCAATCTGCACTTCGACGTTGACACGGGGAGCATGAGCGAATATACCTTTAACGAGTTATGAAAAAGAAA